TAATTATAACATCAAACCAATCACCTACTGCATGGTACCAAAACGTAACACACGACTGGAAACCGCAGTTCTTTAGGAGATTTGATAAAGTGTTTAAATATAGCGCAGGATTGTGGTGGAAGGCACTATCCCCTGATGCCCCATATAATTATGATAATATGTTATTTTGGTCACCCAGTGACTTACCAACTAATACACCGTAAAGATAACGTCACCTTTTCTTTAAAACCCATCCCCCCCAACAGTGGCAAAATCTATAGGCGTCTACAGTATAAGGCGCTTTGCCGTTTCTTTTGTAAGACGTTAGGTTTATTAGTTAGGTTAGGGCAGCTGCACAGAAGTGGGGTCTAGTATTACCTCCACTTCTGTGTAACCTCTGTGTAAGTCTTATTTTATATTCTTTTCTCTCCTATAACTGGAGAGTCAAAATTTTTTTTTTTAGCGTAGGAACATAGTGGATGGCGAAAAAAGGAAAGAAGAAGAATGCAGCAACTAACAAGAGAAAGCAAACTGCTTCTGCTCGTCTTGTACGTGCTGCTCTTCGCAACAAACGTGCTAAGGCTCGTAAGCGAACGAAAGCTCCCGTTGGAAAGGTAGTTAAGGGTCGTAAAGCCAAGAATGCCTGGAAGACCCGTGCGAAACCTGCAGTCTCTAAAAATATTGAGAGTTGGGCGACAGCCAAAACTCGGAAGGCACCTCCAGTTGCTACGTTGTCACCGTATGACCCTAATTATAGAGAGAAGACTGTCTATTTTGAGGGTCCTTATGAAGATTGGGGGCATTATTCATATGCGAGTGCTGCGATTAATACGTTTCCATATGGTATTAACCCTTATGATCCTTATTCGTACCCCGGTGGTCGTACTCCGAAATGGTTTAATGAGCTGAGACAGCAATTTAACTATTTTGAGGTTCGTAAAGTTGAAATTGAATTTACGTTCCGTAATTTCAATGCTGAGGGTGGTCCGACTGGTGATAAATTTTTTAATGGCCCATATGAATTGATTTTGCAAAAGACACAGGATAATGTGACGTGGCCACGTACTAATTTTTCTGCTAGTGCACTGTCGTATGGTGCTTACCTTGGGCCTTCCACAGGTAATCTTTTGTCAAATGATTATTCACGTGATTGGTCTTCAGCTGACAAACAGACATGGTTTAAGCGTGTTTACACTACCGATCCCCACAAGGCCTACAAAATGAGTATGACCTGGACACCTGCTGACTACAATATGACAGCTGAGGCTGCTGAAGATGCTGATTTTAGACAGGATTTTAGTAACTTTAATAACGATCCAGTCCTTGGTACGGGCATGAATCAAGGAACCGCCGCAGGGTTTTACTTTATGGTGAGACCTGTACATTCTTTGTATCCTTGGACTTGCAGGTTTAGTATTCAGACGAAGATACGATATACTTTGTTGTTGCAGGGCACAACTACATCACCCCAAACTCTTATTACATTCGCTGATCAACTAGTAGATGGTAGTGGTCCGGAGATGGAGCATACAGTTCCCACCACCGTCCTTCCAGAAGAAGAAGTGCTTGGACACATCCATGCTTAATCTCTATTAAAATTGTGCCGTGATGCGGTAGCGAACCCAAAAAAAGATTCCCCAAAAAAATATTTTTTTTTCGCGTAAAAAATTTTTAAAAAAATTTACCCACGTTGTTACAATGTTGAAATTTTTGTTAGAGATATTAAGAAAGTAAATTTTGCCAAAAATATTACAACACCTTCTCTCTCAATACCTATTGAGCAACTCATCACTAACATTTTTATGAATGCAGGAACGTCGTCTAACACCAGACAACTACCCAGTCGAAGTAGAGCTTGGGTTTTCACGTCTTTTGAATCTGAACCCCCTGATATTCCGCACAAGTTTATTTGCTATCAGCGAGAACAATGTGCATCAACTGGACGTTTACATTGGCAAGCATATGTCATATTCCGAGATGCTAGAACACTTACCAGCTGTAAAAAACTACTGCCATCAGCTCATTGGGAACCACGTCTTGGTTCCCATGACGACGCAGTTGCTTACTGCACAAAGTCTGCAACTCGATATTCTGATCCTGTCATATCCGGCGAACCCCCAGATCAAGGCAAGCGAAATGATCTTGAGGAAGTACTTGATGCCATTAAGCAGGGAGACTCTTTACTCGACATTGTCGAAAAGTCTCCGTCTACTTATATCAAGTACCATAAGGGAGTGGATAGAGTTCGTGCCCTCTACAGTCATGCCCGTAAGGAAAAGACCGAGGTCGTGGTCCTTTTCGGAGAGACAGGCTGTGGAAAGTCTCGTTGGGCTCACGAACAATACCCCACCGCTTTCACCAAGGACCCAACCGAATGGTGGGACGGATACGACGGACACGATACCGTCATCCTTGACGAGTTCTACGGACAGATCACAATAGCCTATATGCTTAAATTAATGGACAGATATCCACTTAGGGTTCAAATTAAAGGAGGGTATGTGAATTTCGTTGCAAAACGGCTAATTATAACATCAAACCAATCACCTACTGCATGGTACCAAAACGTAACACACGACTGGAAACCGCAGTTCTTTAGGAGATTTGATAAAGTGTTTAAATATAGCGCAGGATTGTGGTGGAA